CCAATCAGTCGTATAATCAGTGTCTCGAGCGCCACTCACATATTTACCTGTAGTAATAGCATAGCCTGCAGCTTTTGCAATATTAGAACCAGCAATTCCATCAAAGGTAGCTGGGTCGGCATATCCTGAAGCAGCGGGGGATCCCCTAAATCTATAAGTACTTCCATTAGTTAATCCATGACTTGGATAATAAACATTAATAACACTCGATGCTGCTGCATAAGTTGTAAACGGATTCTGCGGTAATAAGCGTGCCACTGCATTTTCTGTTCGTGCGCTTCGTGGATGTTGTAAAGCTTGTGGATCTCCACCCGTAACTTTTACAGTTAATTGAGGAGACTTTGGTTCGTATTCAGAAATATGAACCCAGGCTCCTGTCCATTCTCTAACCATTTCTCGATAAGGAAAAGCCTGACCACTTCGATCAGAAATTGCCTGTGAATATTTTCCTTGAGAAAATCTTGCTGTCATTAAGTCACCGATGGGTAATAAGATTGAGGAGTTATAAAAGCACTAGATGCCGAACCATCTTCAGCTAAAGCTCTAGCTAACTCATCTTCGTATAATAATTTAAGTTCTTGTGTTTTAGCTGGGTTAAGTTTTTGACTTAAATAAAAAGCTAAACCCGAAATTAAAGGAGGGAAAAATCTGTAAGGAACATCTGCAGTATTAGAATAAGCTGTATCAGATGCTTGTGAATCAGGATGTGCAATGCCTGCGTCGAAAATTCTTTTTACATAATAAATATTAAGATACTTACCCGCCTGTGCACTACCAGGAGTTATGTAAAGAGTGACTGTTGTTTTGTCTCGAAATCTTTGAACCCAAAATTGAGAAGGTTGTCCTTCTGCATTTTTATTAGATAAAGCTGCATAAGTAGATCGATCAATTTTAGTTAAATTAACATCGGTCTGACTCGTGTCAGTTCCGCTGCGATAAGCAGCCATTAAAATATCTGTGGCGTTATAAACGTAAGAAGAAGATCCATCAGTTGTGGAAGGATTTGTGGTGACAGAATTTCGTATAGTTGAATCCCAATAAATATCATAAACACGTTGTGATTCGGTTAAATAAAGACTTGTATTTGCTATTTCCCAAAAATGAATTCCTCTGTTTCCCCATTCACTTAATAAAATATTAAGAGAAAAGAGAGCAGTTCTTAAGCTCAGTCCAGATGTCAATTGTACATTGCATCTTTCATAAGCCTCTTCAATACATTGAGAAACTGAAGGGTTAAATGCAACTGTTGAAGATGTCGCCATTTAGCCTCCTAACCGTAAAAGAATGTAACTTTATCTACGCCTGTTAAATCCGCATAACCGCTTGTTCGACAATAAAGACCATTGCCTGGTATAAAAACCTGCGTTGCCCATTCATTGCCTGCAGAATTAGCTCCAAGCGGAGTTTGAAATGTTGCAACAGTAGTTCCTGATGCCCCACCATCTTTAATTACAATACTACCAGCGGTAGTATCAGAAACATAATAAAATCCTAAAATTCTACATGGTCCTGCGAATATAGCTCCATCAGCAGTTAAATTTGTTGTTTTTACGTCTACTGGATATCCCATATTTTTATCTCCTTAATTGTGAGCTCCCGAAGGAGCTCACTTTATTTTATCTTACGATTCTTTTGCCCAAACACCTTGAGCTTCGACAACTGTCCAAAAAGCAGTTGAATTTAAAGACGCGATCTTAACAAAGTCTCCGACTTTAGATGTGCTTTGAGTATTAATCACATCTTTGTCATCTGTTAAAGATCCCAGGTACAAAATACCATCGCTTGAATTTGGACTAATAGTCAAATTATTTTGACCATCTGCCCCTGTGTTTATGAATGTATATGTATTACCGATCGCAATTGCCGGTAGTGTAAACACTACATCCTTAGTTTTTGATATAAAGGTTTTTCCAGAATCAGTAGAAATAACGACTGTGTAACTGGAATCTTTTTGCGTGATATTATATCCAGATACTCCTGCTTCGTTTTTCTTACCCACCAATACGGGTCCTCTAAACAATGTTGATGCCATATTATCCTCCTAGTTTAGTGAATGTAGTCTCTAGGCCGTCGACTATACTCGTCTACATTCGTTTAATAATTGTATAGTAAATAAGATATAGCTCTTTTTTGCAAAGAGTGCAAGGTATCCTGTAGTGAAAAATTGATTTTTATGAAATAGCCTTAACCGGCTATTGATGCCTCAGGAGCCGCGTCTTTAATCTTGAGTAAACGAGTATCTTCTTCAAACTCTCGAGCAATGATTGCTTTAATAACATCTTGTATTTTTTTATTAATTTCAATCATCTTAACGTTATGTCGGCCCGACTTCAGATACTCCTGTTGCCACTCTAGCTCCAAGGATCTTTTCGTAGTGTATAAGTCCTGGATCATTTGTAACCTCCTCATAGGTTATCCATTTACCAGTTTTACTGGTAAATCCATCATACTCAAAGTTTACCTCATTTTTTCCTAGCTTGTCAAGGATTACTTTTTCAATACCTTCTATACTATCTTCAGTCTTAGCAACTAAATCAGCATAATAGCCATTGTAACGGATTTGTATTCGGAAGTTTTTCATTGTTAATTTCTTACTTTATAAACGAAATGAGGCGATTTTAAGGCCGCCTCATCTCTAAGTTTGTTACTATGCGCCTGGTGTTCCGAAAATACCACGCCAGTCAGATGCGCCAAAAGCGTATCTTTCTCTAGCTTTGTATCTTACGTTACCAGTGTCGAAGTCACCTTCCATGGAAGTCTTAAGCGGTGCTCTATCGAAGTGTTTAAGTCCGTTAGGAACATCCGTGATTAAGAACCATGCATCAGTGTCTGTTAAATAGTGATTGATAAAGTACCCTTCAGGCACACTATTCATGTGCTTGATAGCATTTATGTCATTATCTGCAGTACCTACTCTACCTTGAGATTTTAACAATCTTTCAGCAGTAAATTGAAGCGCAGAAGGAAGTATTAACTTCCTTGCTTTTGCTGCAACTTTCAAACCTCTTTCATCCTTAGTAGCAGCGATATCAATTAAAGCTTGCTCTAGTGATGTTTCATTAAGGTCCGAAGCAGTCGACAAGATGTTAGATTGATTACCAGATAACGTTGGGTGTGTACTAACAAGTAAATATTGACCGTCACCAAATGTTCCTGATGTAAAGCCGTTATTTAATATAGTAGCACCTTTCGTATTCTTAGTAGTCGCCATAGATCTTGCCAAAGCCTTTGTATAACGAGATGCCAGTCTATCGTAGAGATTATCTTCGATAGCTTCTTCTGTTATCGCAAAAGCCAATGCGATGGTTTCCATAGTATATCTTGCAGTGTAAGTTTCCTGAGCTGTGTCAAAAGCTACCCCTTGACCTTCAGGTTTTACAGCCGCTTCACCGAATCCTGATAACATTACTTCCTCTTCGAAAGCTCTGTCAGAAGACTCTGTGGTAAAGATATTTTTAGTTTCGTCTGCGTATTGTTTATACTCTAAACCGAACAAGGCATTTAAACCTGGTTCTAGTTCTTTGACGAGTTGTTGTCGTGAAATAGCCATAATTTATCTCCTTATTGTGCGGAATAGTCGTAATAAACATGTTTATTGAATTTTACAATCCAATTAGAGTTGTCATTACCAGTATCACTGTTAGCAGGGTCGCCCGATATTCTTATCGGAACAAATGCCCCATCTGCTTTAGCAGTGGCAGTAATCTCCTCTTTAGATCTTCCATTGACTGTTGAACCCGCCGTATAGCCCATGTCGATTCCTCGACCAACTATAGCTTGAGTCAACGTGCCTGAAGATTGAGCTTCAAACAAATCATCTGGATTATCATACACAAACGCTGTTGCTCCAGCCGAAGGATTTGTCACTGTGACATCTCCTGGCCAGTAGTTTTTAAACGTTGGTTTAGCAGTTGTTGGATCGTCGTAAAAACAACCGTTAAAGATACCAACATTAAGAACAGCATCAGTTTCAGATGAGCCAACATAGCCTTGAGCTATAACGCCTCCGCCTTCACTAATTGTAGTGCCGTTACCTAATGTTACTACATCACCTGCATAAATAGCACCAGTGGTGCCACTTTGGATGACGTATTTAGATGTACCTTCAGAAGTTGGTCTACTACCTAATCCGCCGACTTGTCTAAAGCCAAACGCCGCGTCTTGGTTTGCCATATTTTATTACTCCTTGTCCATAGTTTTACCTATAGACGGTTAATTTAAATCGATGGTGGGATTGCCCCTAAAAGAATTATTCTTTTTTTGTACCACCGAAGGTTACGCGAGATTGCCTGTCCTGTTGGATAGGCATACTCTTATGTTGCTCCTTACCAAGATCGTACTCTAATGCTTCGTTCGCCTCTCGTGTTTGTTGTGCGAAATATTCGTCACGAGATTTGGCGATCTCTTCCGGTATCCTTGCCAACACAAGGCCACCAACTCCGATCATTCCCTTATACTTTCCCTCCGTAATTGTAGGATAGTCGGATCCAGGATATGTATCTGCTCGAACTAACGACCAGCCGGTTCTGAGTTTACCTTGTACATTTTTGGTATCGTCAAAACCCATTGTTTCTACCCTTATCCATCTATGCCTATAACCCGCTGGGGCTTTGGGCGCATCTAAAGATGATGGTGGAGTCCAAACCTTTGGTCTCTCAGTCTTGGACCTAGTTTGACTCGCGCGAGAAGTTTTTGTGTCTGTCATATGCTTATGCCTCCTTCACGTTTAATAATTGTTTCGCATATTCTTCGAGTGGCACACCTAATTTTCGTGCAATTTGCACTTGTGATGATGTGAGTTTCACATTTTTGCGACCTGGTTTAACGCCTCGTCTTACCGAAGCAACCGTCTGAGTAACGGGTTTGGTCGTATCTTTATCCTTTGTATCAAATTTCTGCGGGAAGTCAACACGTATTCGTTTGTCAACTTCAGCATAGTATTCATTTGATTTAGGATCAAAACCTTCTTTTTCCACTAGATCTTTATGAATTTCGAACGCTGTAAATGTCATGGCTCTATTTTTTCCAAACCATTCATTCTTAGTCGCCCAATCTTCAGCTTTTTCATCAACTTGCGGAAGTTCCGGGGTTTTATCCGGTAGGCCTCCACCATAGGCAGGAGTTCTCGGCTCCCTTTCTAGTTGTGCTCTTTGTTCTTTTGCAGATTCAAGACTTCGTGCATCACCAGTCAAAGCACTCAATTCAGCTTGAGCTTCAACTTGTTTAGCAGTATCTCCACCTTCAATAGCTGCGGCTAATTTTCCTTTAACTGCATCTAATTGGCTTTTGACTCTTGCTTCTGAATCTTTAAGATAAGTAGAATCTAATTTTGCATATCTAGATTCCCATATCTTTCGTTTATGTTCTACGCCTTGAGCATAGTTCACTGCAGCATCTTTCTGTCGTTCTGCCTCTCTCCATTTCTTAGTTAATTTAGCAATTCTTTTCTTAACGCTGTCACTATAA